TCAAACGGTTACAGCAATTTCCTCTTCAACTGACTTTTCATTTCTTTGTACAGTTTGTACAACAACAGCCGGAATCGTGAATCCGAGACCGGCTGACCGTGCTACTTCTTTGCGATATTCCACATCTTCACGAACCCTGTCATAAGAGTCCGTGGTGCTCTTTCCGGCATGTCCCAACCAGAACTGAACCAAGCCCTCCGGGGCACGTTGCTTACGAAGATGGGTTGTGCGGAACCGGCGGAACGCATGCGCGCCGCAGGCTGGTATTCCAAGCTCTTCAAGCAACGGATGTAGCCAGCGCTTCAGAATATTCGACTGTGACAACGGCTTGCCGGTGCGTGTAGCAAACACCAGTCCCTTTCTGCCACTGATGAATTCTGAAAGCAGCTTGCCGACCTCTGGGTCCACATCTACTAAACGCTTGCCGTTCTTGGTCTTCAAGAAGTCTTGGACATCAGAACGAAATGCCTTCTCAACGACCGTTATAACGGTGCCATCTTCGCTGACGTTGCTGATATTCAAGCCGAGGATTTCACCCAATCGCATACCTGATGATGCCGCTAGAATAATCAGCATTCTCAAGGCTTGATTCGATGTATTATCCTCGACCGTTTCTTCGGCTGCGTTTTTGTCTGCTAGCACCTTAACGTTACCCGGTGTGACGTTGTTTAACGCTAAGGTGATGTTCTCCGAAGAGAACGTCGGGCGGTGTTGCTCGGTAGAATCCACAACTGGAACTTCGATAAATTCTGAGTTCCACTTGCGAGGAAACATCTCTTCGCCTTCGTCGTTCACTGCACTGGCGACGACCATCTTCACCAGTCCGAAGTACGTTGAGATTGACTTGGGTGATAGACCGCCCTCGACCATCTTTGCTATCAAATTCTTCGCAACTGCGTTGTTGATTTGGCTGAGCGGCATTTCCCCAAGTTCTGGGGTTAACCATTTGTCTATGCAACTCTGCCATGTTGCGATTGTTGATTCGGCCACCGGTTTTCGTGTTCGGCGTTGGGCATGCTTCAAGAACCATTCGGCTTGTTGGCTGAACGTAGTTCCCAAGTTTGCCTCGATTATTTTCAAGTCTTTGTTTATTCCCTTTGACACCAAAATCTCCTGTGCTTTACGGCGCTGGTTTGCGGATGACAGAGAACCCGGTCCGCTTGCAGGACAGATTTTCTCTGCTACTAATTTCCGCCCCTCAGGTGTGTCTACCCGGTAGCGCACATAAATCCACGCACCGAGTTGTTCAACATGCCCTTGCTGGTATCTAGCTCCCATACGGATTCGCTTTCTCCGCATGGTTTCAGTCGAGTCGATTTTACCGACTTGACCATCTGGTGTCGATAGACCGTTCGTACTGGTACTGATTGGGATTACCTGCTGTTGGTCGGGGCTGCTCCCGAATGCCCCGACTCTCGTTAGATTTAATGATGGTGATGCCATCTTTATATTCTCCTGTATTAATACGATTTAATTACTCTTTCGAATACAACTCTTCACGTTCTGCTGCTATCACTTCTGCGTATGCGTCTGAAATCGGACGATAATATTTGATTATTCCCAGATTGAATTTAGGGTCCTGACTCCACGGCAAACGCTGTCCCGCTCGATAGTACGGATACATCGAACACAGACGGCGCTGCTTTCCATTCGAAAAGCGCGGTCGTGGCGACTCCGCGATTTGCTTCAACCAGCGGTTAGCTTCTCGGTAGCGCTTTCGAGCTGTTTTTGCTGTTATGTCCAGTTGAGCGGCGACTTCTTCCCACGTGGCTGGCTCCCCGTCCAGTTGCGAACGGAGATAAAGCACGCGGCGATAACGCTCCGGAACTTTCTTCAATGCCGACTTGGCGAGCTGTCGTGTCTTTTCGAGCTTCTCTTCTGCAAAATCGGATGATGTTTCAAAGTTTGCGAACGCTCGACCGTCGGCGACTACGTCTTCGATTGAGATTGTGTCGCCGTCTTCAGTTGAGACTTCAGCATCCAAGGGGATGATTTGATTTTGTGTCTTACCAAAAATATATTCTGGTTTCGGTCGTCCTGACTTACGTTGCTGCTTCTTGTGTTCGCACTGCTTAATTGCAGCACTTCCACAAACTTCGCAGGTTTCACGTGGCTGATTCTTCAGTTCGTTCTTGAATGCTTTGTGCAGAGCATCGGTGACGCCGGTCCAAACTTGCAACGGCGTTATTTCGAGACCGTGTTTTGCAATCGCATCCAGCAATCCTAAATACGCTGTCTGAACTGCGTCTTCTCGTTCCGAACGTGGGAACAGCTTTGACGTAGTCCCAAGATGACGTGCGTAGTCTTGATACTTTTCGAAAATGGGGTCCATTAGGCATGTACTCCCGCTTTCTCGGCTACGAACGGCTTGTAAGTTCCATTGGGATTACGTTCAAGCAACTTGAAGAAACCTTGTTCATGTCGAACTTTGAGAACCTTGCCTGCGTTCTCGGCTCGTGTACATCCGCATGATTGATTATTGCCGCTGCGCAATAACCTATTTTCAACAACACATCTATTTCCGCAGGCACACTGAGCAACAGATAAGCTCGCGTGACGGATGCCTGATTTGTTGTGTTGGCATTCGATGACAGCAACGCCGCCGTCTTCGATTACGGTTAGAATTCCGAACTTCGAACCGACAGAAATCGGTTTGCGGTTCTTCGTGTGGTGCTTTGAATCCAATATCTCAATTAAATTCATCGCTGCACCGCCTGCTTCGCAGCTTTTGCAGCACGCATTGCGGCGGAAATAATGTGAGAAATTCCTGCAAACTCTAAACGAATGAGTTTGTCTGGAGCATTCGTTTTTAGTAGATAGACTAAGCGCTCGGCACGCTTAAATATTAAGTCTCGGTCAGTCTGGGTAAACATACTTTAATCCCTTGAGGCGCACGGCCCCGGTTGGTTTATTTGTACGGCTGAACTACTGAAGGGAATTAAGAGGATTTATGGCGGAACTTCGTATGCCTGTTTAACCTCACGACATCGCATCTTCCCAAATGCGATGAAGTTTTACTGCTATTGATTTGGTGGTGCTTTTAAATTAATTGCGTTGTCGGTGAACACAAAACCCGGAACTGTCCAATACCACTTGCGATTGTATTGCTGAGCTTCGAATCCTGATTCTTCCTTAGCTCGATACAACGTTCTCAAACTATGTCCAGCTTTCTTGCCGAAGCTCTGAACATCCTCCGCTGTTTCTGCGCCGTTATTTCCGATGAAGTCGTTAAGCCACGTTGTGGCGTCCTTAGATTTCTCCGCTGGTCTTCCTCGCAAGATTAAATCATTCGCTACAACGTCTGTTGTTCCGATGAACTCCACATATGGAACCGTTTCGTCTTCGTTTTCGATTCTGATTACTTTCGTTTTGACTGCATAACTCAAACCGCCGGTCGGTCTGGCTATATTTGCCTTAACCTTCAACATCTTTCGAACATTAGCTTGCAAGTCTGATGGGTCCTGCATGAATGCCCAAACTGCACGAGCCACACCAGTGAATGCGACCGCGCCGCCGACCTTGTGAACCGCTCCGACATCTGTCTTCTTACTGAAGTGCATAATCATTATTACGGCCACGTTGGTTCGAGCTGCTAGTTGTTTCAGCGGATTTAAAACTTCTCGAACTTCTTGTTCCGCGTTCATGTTGGCATCACCCAGATACGAACTAATCGGGTCGATGATGACCAATTTGATTTTCGGATGCTGTTTTAGATGCGCTTCAATTTGCTTGATGTCGTAATCGAGACGGATTTCCCGTTCCTCGGCTGTTATCTCTCCGTCATTCTTAGTGACTGATTCCAAGATATGGACTCGGCTTAATTCCGCTCCCGCTGCCATCAAGCGAGGAACGATAACATCCGACGGCTCGTCTTCGGCTGCTAGTATCAGAACTTCACCGTAATCGGCGAAAATATCTGTTTCATCTCCGTACATCGGTTCGCCATTTGTGATATTCGCCGCGACATACAAGCTCACCAAACTTTTTGCTTGGTCCGGGTCTCCGGAAAACACAGTCAACTTGCCGTATGGAACTCTTTGACCCCAGAGCCACTTTATACGACGCGGCTTGACTGATGCTGCGCTCGTAATCTTCAACGACTGATTTGCCGGTTCCTGCGTCTGTCCAGTCTTTTGGTTCAAAATCAATTGCGTCGGACAACTACCGACCGGATATTTGCAAGCGCTCTGTGCTTTTTTCTGGCACATGTCAACATAGTCGCTTCCGTATCCCTCACAGCGCTTCTCGCAAATCTCGATTAGAAGCGGAGTCATCTCTACTTGGTCCATTCCCGCGTTGCGGAAGAGACTGGCGATTCGAAACAGTTCTGTATCGTGACTTCCGAGAGGAATCTTCGGACCTTCGACCGATGCGTTGACTCGGGTCTTGGTCTGCTCTGATTGCTTCGAAATAAATTCGATTAGCCAGTCTGGGGCCTCCACGACAGGATTGTCTCCAACGATTTCGTACTCGCGCTTAGTTTTCGGATGGATACTCTTTGCGCCCACGCAGTAACGGTTGTCCGTTCTCGCGCTCCAGATTTCTCCGTGTGAATCTTTCGCTTGTCGGTTGCCGAGAGCGATGGATTTAGCGGTGTGACGGAAGAAAAAATGTCCGCGACCGGGAGAACTACGGACCATGAAAGTAACAGGTAACTTCTGGCCTGTTTCACGCTCAATTTGCTGGTGGTAATTGTCGCGGTCAATTTCGAAAATCCAAATCCCGTCTGGTTGCGCTTTTGCTACAGCAGCGGTATTGAAATTCGGATTGATTTGGTTCCACTCTTCAATCTGCGTCTGGTTCGTTGTTGCGAGACTCGGCCACGATTCCTGAAAAGCAATCTTCGATTCAGGAAGTAGTGGAATGACCGGAATGTTTCTCTGTGTCAGTACAGCAGCACGCTCAAGGAAGTTCATTAGAACGGTCCTTTGTCGTGTGCTTCTTTCTCCGAAGGGACGCAGATTTCCGATTCACGGGTTTTCATTGTGAACTCGGCAAGTTGCTCTGCATCCTCGGGTCTATACACAAAAATAGTGAATGTGCGGGAAGGATAGTAGTTGGTCGTGCCGCTGAGTGAGACTGCTAGATTTTGTTTGGATAAAAAATTGAGAAGCTGAAGCAGCAAAGTTCCATCTGCGTGATACGGCTGAAGGATTGCCACCTGCTTATAGTGCCGAACATGGTCTACACCCGCATCGTGGGTAAATAGCTCAGGTTGGTTTTGTTGAAGAGTTTCGAACCAAGTTGGCGCACCGTGATAGACAGTGCTCAACTGAAATAGAGGGTCAGACATAAAACATCTCCTCGGTCCCTATGGTGGGAAGCCGAAAGGTACTGCCGTCGTTCTCCACCGACGTTGCGGTTGGTGCGGGTCGGATTAGCCGACCGAGACTGCTCAAAGATTAAGCAGAACTTCACCTTTCTTTACTATTAAAACCATTATAACATGAATATTTTTCGAATGCAAGTCGCTTTCCAAAAGTCAAGTGATTGATAAATAACGACTTGCGGGAGAAGATTTGCAAAAAGCCGCATAAATCGCATCTTTTGACTTTATTTTATGTCCATTGTATTCAACAAGTTACAGACACTGAAAATTGCATTGATTCGATGTTTGGCATTCAAATTGCTAAGTACACTGTAACTTGTTCTAAACACAGTACTTATATTTACGTGTTTTAGAATTACGCCGAATCTTCCGCAAGTCCCGCATAATCAGTCGGTTGGAAGCTCGGTCTTGGTAACCGGTGTATTTTCCGGCGTAGAGTCGATATGAGCGACGTTCGGACTCTCGATGAGCCAGAATGCGACCGCTTCCCGGATAATACTGGAAACAGAGCGCTGTGAGCGTACAGCCAGCTCTTGGAGCCTATCCAGAAGTTGATTGTCGGTCTTGAATGAGATTGTCGTGGTTGCCATTGGTGCTTGCCTCTACTGAATAAACCGAACCGTGATGGTATGAGTGGGGAAACTTTTAATACAAAGTATTAAACGTCCTCACTGATACGAGCAAACCACGGCATCAATTATTAAGTGTTGTATTTGCTATAAGTTACAACCTGAAAATTTTGTTGTTTGCATAAAAACTATCTTTCGTATGTATAATGTATAAAACTGTTTTATGTGATGTGCCTTCACTACCCTTCAACCATCCCAGCAATGTAGAGCGCCGGGTAATAACGTTACATCCAGAAGAGTCAATAGCCAGAGCCGCCGTCGGTCTCCACACTAATACGAGGGATTTGGGTCTAAAAACTGTTCGCTATTTGTTCGCTGGTTCAGGCTGCCAAAAATACCCAAAACTCAGGCTGCCAAAATGTTTGGCAACCTGAGTCTGCTAAATGGTCTTTCGCTTTGTATTCGCCTGTTTTTCAGGCTGCCACGTGTGGTGATTTTGGCAACCTGAGTCCAAAACGTCTGTAAGTATAAGATAATAATATTATTTATTTCATTTTCTCAGGCTGCCAAACATTTTGGCAACCTGACTTTTGGCAATCTGAGTTCTTTGTACACTAAGCGTTTTTGACTCAGGCTGCCAAAAGTCCACCATACGCCCATCAATTTTGGCAATCTGAGTATTTCAGTCAAATTTAGGGTCAAAACTCAGGCCGCCAGAATTCAAGTTTACCTCTTAATTCGATAATGGTTCGGTTTATTAGAGGGACGCCGCCCAACCGGATGGAAGCTCGGCGCGTACACGAATAGCGTCCATCAAACTGGGGAACATGAAGAATAGCGAAGTTCTCGAAATGATATTACAGCGTCAGGAGACCGTCTTAGCGGCTCTTGGGAACATGGAACGCAAGCTGGAAGACATCGCAGCTCTGGTGCGTCAGGAACGGGCAGCAAAGGCACAACAGGAGAAATATTGATGCATTACGTCATACTTGTGGTAATCGGCGCAGCGCTTGGGTGGTTCGGTCGTCCGTATCTCGATAGGCTGGAAGCACGAGTTAAATCGAGCTGGTCAGCATTTCGTGGTAAATAAGCCACACATCAAGAGTTGCTACAATAAATTGTATATTTAATTTCTCCGTTGTACGAAGACATTCGTATCTAATTTAGCGATAAGTCGTGCATTTTCAATTATATACATATACGAAGTATTTCGTACATCAGATTTCGATTTCAAACGTGTAAGCTCGCATTACCATTTTGTCGCATAAGTTGTTGAGAACAAAGCATCTATCGCAGTGAGTGTTTAGTAAGCAACTAAATACTCTACAAAGCACATAAATTCCCGGGATGCACGTATCGCACATATTCTGTTGTCCATCGACCAATCAGACCTGAAGAGCGAAAAGCGTTCCATCACCTTCGTATCACATAGAAAACAAAAGAGTTAGTAGCTAAAGCCTAGCCTTCGCAGGAGTCCCTATTTTTGGAAACGATGCCACCGGGTAAGGCCCCCATGATTCTACCGGTGCAAAGCGTGGCATGACAGTTTTACACATCATTTCGTGACGTTTAGGTCTTCATCGACGGCGTTATCGCTTCATTTTGATACAGGGAAGATAGCTTGAACTACACGCTAGCCATTACAAGCTGTGACCGGTTTGACCTTCTAGAACAGAGCTTGCTCAGTTTCATGGATAACGCCGACGTACCGCCGTCCCAGATTGTAATCATTAATGACGGCCCGGCTGATATGCCCGAGTTCTTGAAGCGGTTTCGCCATATCCCAACAACATGGTTGGCAAACGACCGTCGCCGTGGGCAGGTTTACTGTCTCGACCGTTTATATGGTGAAATCAAGACCGAGCAGGTATTCCACACCGAAGACGACTTTTTGTTCACCAGCAATGTTCCGGTTCGAAAGTCATTTGAGATTTTGGACAAATATCCGGATATCAGTTTGGTCGCGCTCCGCTCCGAGTGGCCCCACCCGGTTGCCGATGCTGCGGACCACATCCCGTCCACCATCAAGATAGCGATGCCTTACTGGCGACAAGCATGGGGCGGTTACACATGGAACCCCGGCGCAAGACGTTTGAAAGATATTAAGAAGTTCGGGCCGGTTGCAAAGTACGGTCAGCAGAATGGACTGGAGCATGAAGCGATGTTGTCCAAGGCTTTCTTGGACGCCGGTTATCGCATCGCGATTATTTCTGGACAACAATGCTGTCAGCATATCGGCGGTAACCGCAGCAAGGCTTCAGAAAAAATCGAAATCAAAGACCCGAAGATTCTCATCGCAGTGAAAGCCGGTCAGAAGCTGAGCTATACAAAGTGGGAATCTGAAAAGTCTCCTAGCTTTGACCCGAGCATCGCTTATAACGGCGTTCCGTATTGCAAGAGCGACAAACCGATTCATGTGAGCGGTCCTAATGACCGTATACCTGCTGTTCGCGAAACATGGTTTAAGAATGTGGCGAACTATAAGAATCTCACCGCTAAGTTCTTTTTCGGTCAGCCCACACCGGTAGTTGCATTAGAAGATGAAGTCTATCTTCCGGTTCCCGATGATTATGCGCATCTAGCACCGAAGACAAAAGAAATCTGCCGATGGGCGTATGAACACGATTTTGATTTTGTGGCACTGGTAGATGACGATACTTTCGTCGTTGTTGACCGCTTGGTTTCAGAGATTCAAAACGGCAACTTCGATTACGCAGGATATACAAACGGAAATGTCTGCACAGGTGGACCCGGATACATACTCAGCCGTAAGGCGATGGAAGCGGTAATCAGTAACTTTCATGAACATTGGGCAGAAGACGTATCAGTTGCGAAGACGATGAGATTCGCAGGTATAGAGCCAGTTCATTTGCAAGGACACCGAAGCGGACGAAGTAATCATCATTTTTTCACAGACGATAAGTTCGATTCATCTCTTTTAGATAATAGCATCGTAACTATGCACGCTGTTTTTCCGCAGTGTATGCGCGATTGTTGGAAACACATAAAGATATATTCATGAGAACGAAGCTAACAGAAGCACAACTCGACGCGAAGTTGAAAGGAAACCTGTTGTACGAGGGATTGAACGATTCACAGAAACAGTTCGTTCGAGTGTATATCCAGAACGACGGCGATTTGACGGATGCAAATTTCCCGCAACACAAAGTTTATCGATATCGTAAAGCGGAACGGGTAGTAGCGCTGTTGAGAGTGTTCGGATTTAACCTGCAAGAATCGATGGTTCAATCTAAAGAACTGTTGAGACTAATTTCACGTCGTCTTCGATTGGATACAACTAGCAACGAGGATTTCATCCGGCTGGCTACACTGGCACAGGAACTACAACCAAAGATACGAAGCAAGAAAAAAGCAGCACCGAAGTCGATTGATGAAGCCGTACTTGAGGCAGAAAAGAAAGCTTAAGTTTGCAACGGGCGTCGGTCCTCCAAAAGAAATTGTCGAGACCCTGCGGTCCCGGCGCTCGTTTGGTGAATAGACTAGCAACGGAGAAGAAACATGTCAGATATGAAAAATATCCTCAGCGGGAAACCAATCAAAGGCCGCGCTCCGAAAGGTGCACATGGTAGGGCGGCAGTTAAGGCTCTCGGTCGTAAAAAGGCTAGCGGTAATTTCGACCGGCTTTTAAAGAGTAAGGGCAAGGCTGCAGCCGTCGCTGCGTATCAAAACGCGTTGAAGGCTCACAAAGCTGGTAAGTAAATCGGCCAGACGATAGCCGCCGATTAATTTTAACGGGTGCAGAACACCCAAGAACGTTGGGTGCGATGCATGACCGAAATAAATCCGGCTGATGTAAAGGCAAAGCTAAGCGTTCGCGACCGTGCCCGCACTGACAAGCTTTATCTAGCTTCGGAAATTCTCGGATACGACTTCGTCGAATCTGTCCACAAGGAACTGTTCGATTTATTTATTCCGTACGATAAAAACAAACCTTGGCGTGAACAGAGCAACACGCATGACCGCTTGATTCTATGGCCGAGAGGACATTTCAAGACTACGGCGGTAATCGTAGAAATCATTCAATGCATCATCAATTTTCCGAACGTAAGAATTTTGTTGATGCAGGGTTCAGTCAGCACAACTCAGAACCTTCTTTCAGAAATTAAGGCACATTTTTTAGGTACCGCACCGCGTTCAAAGTTCAAGGACATATTTCCAGAACACTGCACCATTACAGATGACGAAGGTAATGCGGTTCCGCTGAGCAAGCTAGGAACAGTCAACAAGTTCACGACTCCGGCACGCACTCAAGGTCAGTTAAGAGAACCGACGATTTCAGTCGCATCACCCAAGGCTATTACCACGGGTATGCACTTTGAGATTGGGTTCTTTGACGATTTGGTCCATGCGCAGAATTATCAATCTGCAAAGAAATTAAAGAAGACGGCTGACGAATTCAAGGCATTGCAGCCACTTATCGACCCGGGCGGATTCAGGTACGTTACCGGCACGCGCTACGCATTCGGGGATTTGTACGAGCTGATTATTCGCGGCAATACGAATAACCAATGGACGCTTTCGGTAAAGAATTGCTGGACTGATGACGGGAAAGAAGTTCGATTCCCTCAAACGACTTTAAGCGACGGACGAATCATCGGCTTCACGTTTGACCAGTTGTTGCAGTTCATGCGTGATGACCCAGCTGTGTTTGCATCGCAGTATCTGAACAAGCCAGCCAGCAGCGCTAACCAACTGTTCCCGGAGGAAAGAATTCTTGGCGCGGTTGTAACTGAGAAGGATTCACCAGCGCTGAGTCAAGCTGTGATGTTCGTAGATTTAGCGGCAAGTGAAGCCGAGAATGCGGACGACTCAGTTATCCTCAGCGGCAAAACCGACCATTTAGCGAATATGTATGCCGTCGATGTAGCGGGCGGACAGTGGTCTCCATCAGCGTTAGCCGTTCAAGTAATCGAAATGGCTTTAAAGCACAAGCCTCTTCGCATCATGATTGAGAAGACTGCCTCATCGAAGTACTTCGTAGCCTATCTACAAGTTCTTTGCCGCGATAAGGGAATAGTCCTTCCGATTGATTACATCCCGGTGAACAACAATAAGGACGCGAAGCAGATTCGCATCAGTTCACTTGACGGACATCTTCGTAACAAGCGTTTACGTTTCTTTGCCGGACTACCGAATTTCGACAAAATAGTCGAACAGTTCACAAAGTTCCCAACAGGTCGTCACGACGATTACATCGACACTATCGCTCTAATGACACAAGTATTTGGTGGGCAGTTCAGCCCGGTAACACCTTTAAGCCAACAGAAGCATCCGCTGCTGGTTGAAATGGAAAGACAGGAGCAGCAACACTTTATCGTGCCCAAGCAAACGGAATATGTTCCGGATTCACTAGGCGACGAGTACTAAGGACATCTCATGGTCGCGGACACATCAGTATTAGATTGGATAGCAAATCATTTACAACTCGTCGGCTGGCCCGCCTTGTTAGGGATTACGTGGAAATTCAAAGGCGCGTTCGATAAATATTTTAACAGCGTAGAAGAAGTCAGAAGTAAATCTGCTACTACGGCGCAGGTTGCCGAACAGATTAAAAGAAATCTAGATACTGTGCAGAACAACCACTTGGCGCATTTGGCGGAAGACATCAAGGCTGTATCGACACAATACGAAAAGCACACAGAGCTGCTATCCAGCATCGACAGAGGTATCGCGGTGTTAGTGGACCGCAGCAGTTCGAAGCGCGGGAAATAACGGAGCAACATGGCAAGCGAATTTGAACAATTAAGCACAGCGATTCCCGCAGCCGAGAGCCTAGCTCCGATTACAGCGGAGAATACTGCTTTTGCTGATGAGCAACTTTCTGATGAAACTGCGCTAGGAATAGTTCTAGCTGATGTTGATACTGCTGAAAAGTATTTGCAGTCTAAGGGAATCATCATAAATCTAGACCAAGCCGATGATTTGTACCGTGGCTATGTAAAGCCTCGCGTGTGGGCAAACGGCAAGCAGCGCTCAAATTTGTCGATGCCTATTGTTCTCGAAGCCATCGAAAAGATTATGCCGACTCTCTATATGAGTTTGTTCGGTAATGGCAAAGAGCCGTTTTATCTCCGTCCAATCGGTCGTACAAAACCGGAAGCTGCTCGCGCTAAGGCGAAGATTCTAAGCTGGGCTATTAAACAGTCTGATTTGAAGGAAGGCATGCGCTTAGCGCTGAAAAATTGTCTTCAATATGGCTTCGTTGTAGGTAACTACGGCTGGACCGAGCGCGAACAAATCGTTAAGAAATATGTGAACGGTCAAGACGGTAAGATTCAAGTCGTAAAAGATTCGGTTACATTCAATGTTCCGACGTTTGAGACGATAGATTTTCGTCAAGTATTATTCGACCCGGCTTGCAAGGTTCAAAATCTTAGAGATAAGAATCAAGGCGCTAAATACGTCATTAAGCAAGTTTTTGTTGACGCAAACTGGCTCGACGAGAACCGCGACAACCCGCTCTACAAGAATATTCCAACACGTGAAGAGCTTCGCGACATTCTTGCGGCTAACAAGGCACAAGCTACGGATAGCCTAAAAGCCAGCAAATCAAGCCAATATCGTGAATTTCAAGCCGAGCAGGCGACCACGCCGACATCGGCTGACCCGTTTAGCGCTCCCCTTGAATTGCTGGAGTATTGGTCCGAAGACCGCGTTATCACGGTTCTTCAGCGCGTGATTGTTATTCGCAATGAAGAGTCAGAATTTACCTCGCTGCCGTTTCCGTCATGTGCATTCATCGACGTTCTTAACTCAGCTATCGGATTCGGTGTTGCCAAGCTACTGGCTGGCGAACAACGTTTGCAGGTCGGAGTATTGAACACTTGGGTAGATACGCTGAGTTTGGCACTTAACCCGGTCTACCAATTGCTGAAGGGAATCGGCGCAGGAACACAGCAGGTTACTCTTTCCCCGGGTAAGGTTATTACCGAAGCCGGTGAACTGAAACCGTTGGTTCAGCCGTCCGTTTCGAATGAAGCACAGAACGCCATCGCAGCATCCGAACAGCGTGCATCGAAACGTGTCGGGTCTACCGGCGGTGCTGATATGCCGACACAGGCACTTCGCACGGCATCCGGTATTCAGAGTTTTCAAGGCAATGTTGTCGAACGCTTGCAGTATTTTCTTGAAATCTTTACGAGCATGGTATTCATCCCAACTCTTGAAGCGTTCTTGGATATGTGCTGCGACCACCTGACGAAAGAACAGATTAACCAGATTTTGACGGACGCAGAAGGGAAGGCTTACGAAGGCGATGTTTTGGAAGTCTACAATGCTCAAGTTGAAGTGGAAGTATTGGCAGGCACCAAGCTAGCTTCACGACAAGCGGCGGCACAGCTTGTACCAATGTTAGCTCAGCTTGTTGCTCAAGAACCTTTCCAGACATCTCTGGCAGCGCAGGGCAAGAAGTTCGACTACGCCGAATTGCTCGACGAAGCTATTGAACTATCTGGTTGGGACTTGGACAGCTTGATTGTGGATATGACGCAGGAAGATGTGCAGCGTCAGCAACAGAACAACGCCGCATTAGTCAAAGCTCAGGTATCACAACAACAGCAGCAAACAGACCACGAGAACAAGTTAGCGGAAATCAACGAGAAAGGCACGGTTCAGGCCGGTGTCGCTGTTGTCCGACAACTCGTCAAATCGCATGCCGATGAGGCACAAGGCGTACTCGATAAGTTAGCAAATCCAGAAGAGGCAGCCGCCTAATGTCCGATATCTTGCTCATAAAGAAAGAAATTATCCAAACGATGGCGACACGCGGTTGGCGTTTTGTAACCGACCGCGCTGACGCCGTAATCAAGGACCTGACCGATAAGGCGTTAGACCAAGAGGACAAATCAAAACGCGAAGAACTGGTTACAGAAGCAAGAGCAGCAAGAAAGTTTTGGCGTGAGTTATTGCAATCGCTGGAAGCATCTAAAACAGCAGAAGCAGATACAAAAGACGACGGATGGAACGAAATATCGATGTAAGCAGTAAGCAGGGAACCGGTCACGGATTGTGATTGGAGCGTCTCGGATTGAGACCAAAGGGGAAGTAGATGTTAGCTCAAATTAAAAATGTGGTAGATGCAACGGGTTCTGTAGGTGTGAATGACGAAGATTTGGAAGGATTGTCTCTCGCAGAACTACGTGCCTTAGCTGATGGTCAAGCACAACCTAAAGCTGCACCGAAGGCAGCGGAACCGAAGGTCGAAGAAGTAGAAGAAGAAATTGACGAGGATGAGGACGACGAGGAAGAAGAGGATAAATTTAAGCGTGAAATTGACCTCGGCGACGGCTCCGGCGTTCAGGTATTCAAAGCACCGACGTTAGAAAAGTTGCTTGATAAGCTGGCCGAAGCTCAGAAGAATGCGACAAAAAAGATTCGCGAGCAGGCCGCACAATTAAAGAAGTACAGCGCACAAGCCGAAGCTGAAGCCGCCGATAACGAATATGTGGTCGGTCAGGAATTGATGTCGAAACCGACCGCAGCTTTCAAGAAGCTGTTCAAAGAGACCACGGGCGTAGACATCGAATCGTTCAAGAATAGTTGGGAACGCCTGCAGGCATGGGAGCAGTCTCAAGCGGTCCAATCTGTCGAGAATAAGAAAAATGCAGCGGCAACACAATTCCTAGCTAATCACCCAGAATTTGTAACAAATACGCAGAACGGTGCCCGACTTGAGAAAGCTATCAATCTGTTGGTCTCTCAAGCAGAGATTAACGGAGATGAAATTGATTTTCCTAAGTTCATTGAAGAGGCATACGCGGACCTTAGTGCCAGTGGATTACTCGAACTGAAGGACGTGAAAGCTTCTGATGAAAAGAAGGAAAAAGCGGAAGAGAAGCCAGTGCAGGTCGCTGCGCATACTCGCCGTGCATCCGGTCTTTCATCCCGTGTTCGCACAGCGACACAGCCACGAAACACCGAGCCTACTGAAGAAGATTTGTACAATATGCCGCTTGAAGAATTGAAAGAACGAGCACGCAAATCAGCACAGAAGTAACCCGAGTTTAGTAGTTAAGAATTTAGAACGAGTAGCTGGATTAGTTCCTCGTTCACCGCAGCAAACACCCAACTGATTGATGAAGTAGCCGGATTGGTGAAACAGCGATTAGGTGCCGTGAACAACCTGATTGCGCAGACAGCGCACAGGTCTGCCCGAAAGGGCAAGAGGAACAGTATGACAGCAACAGCAGCATCAGTCGTGTCTAGCGGTCTTTCCGCATACCCGACAGTTTATTACGACCGCGTAGCGCTCGACACACTACGCAGCAACCTATTTTTGTATCCGGCTTGTGAAACAAAGCAAATGCCAGACAAGAGTGGCGTTGCAATGCAAATCTTCGATTACAGCGCGTTTGGTGCTAACACCACGGCTGCAACCGAAGGTACACCCGGCAACGGACAGGCACTAACTCAGAACACCCGCACAATCAGCCTCAGCCAGTATGTTGACTATGTCAGCTTCTCGGACAAGGTTGTTATGACGGCAATCAGCGACACTGTTGCTGAAGGTGCAGCCGAGTTGGCGTTCCGTGGCGCGTTGTCAGTTGACACCGTTATTTCGACGGCAGTTGACACGGCATCGAACGCGGATTCTGCAACGCGTATCGAAATCAACGACGGTAGCTACATGACCGCCGCGATTGCGCGTAAGGCAGCATGGCAGCTCCGTGCCAACAACATCAAGACCAAGGCAAATGGCTTGTTCTTCGGCGTTATCCCATCTTTGATGGCATACGACCTTGTGAACGATAACTCTGCCGGTGGCGCTCTTGACCTTCAGAAATACGCTGATTCGCTTGCGTCGGACAACCCGGCATTGGTCGGAATCAAGCAGAACCGTGTGGGCAACATCGGTGGCGTTGAATGGTACGAATCAAATGCGCTTCCGACGGAAACTCACTGGCAGTCATCTGCCAACATCGGTTACCACGCGTATGTGTTCGGTTTGAATGCGTTCATCGCTTCGAGCTTGGGCAAAACGCAGCTGGGTCAGAAGAACTTTAGTGTGAAGGTGTCGAAGTTTGACCAGCCTATCGCACTAGACCCGGCTAACCAGATTGCAGCCGCTGCAGCTTACAACTTCTTCTTCGGAGTTAGCAAGCGTACCGGCAGCACCAACGGTTTTCGCCGTATTCGTGGCGAAAGCTCGATTGGATAATTAATCGCTCTCGCAAGAGAGCACAGAGGATAGGGGATTGCTGCAGCAGTCCCTCTTCTCCTGTACCTGAATTAAATCAAGGAAAATATGACAGCAGCTTCGGTCGTCACCGACGACTTATCGCAGTATCCGCACGTTCCACAATGGTACAAGCTCAGCCGGAATGTAACACCAGCACAAGAACTGCTTATTCACGATGCGATTCGAATCACACCAATCTATTTCGGCATCGTCACCGATATCAATGATTTAGCGCTAGCTCATCGCTTTTCGACTGTCGTTATGCAGGTAGCAGACGATGCGGCAGCCCGAGCACTGACGCAGCAGATTTATGACACCGCTAAAGGGCATCCAAATCGCTCGGTAATTATCACAGGCGATACAGAAATATTAACGGCAGTTTATGCCGACCACGAGGCACCAATCCATGTTGGTAGTTAATGACCGACGACGTTTAGGCGACCAGTTTCTCGACCCAACGGAGAATTTAGCGAAGTTAAAAGAAGGCAATGCGAAGCTGGTCGAGAAACAGAAAATTGCAGGGCAAGCCGAGTTAGAAGATTCCGAGAGAGCAGGCGGCCCCCGAATTCCGTATCAGGAACTGGTTCGTAAGATTCAAAAGTTAAATTCAAATATTAAGGTTCTAGACGGCTCACCCGGCAGCGTCGCGATTTACGTTTTAAAAACAAACAAAGAAATAGCGGAATCTGCGAACGAAGATAACGGCGACCGAACGCGCTCCGACTGGTTTAAGGCGCATAAATACGTCACCGGTTGTCCGAAAGAACCACTACCAGAATACAGCACGGTAACGGTCGATGAACGCGGAATAGCAAAGCGCGAGTTACGAGGTTGGAGGTCGATTTTGATTGCACTGATTAAAAACCGTGCAATCACGTATCGGCAAGCAGTCGAAGAGTTTGGCGACCCATTAACAGATTCGAGAAGTGGTCGCTGGTTTGAGCAGTTGCAGTCATATCGGTAGAAGTATCCGGCTTGCGGATTGCAAGCGGAAGCGGTCAGGGATTCTGACCCAAAGGGGAAGTAAATGAGCGAAGTAGAAAAGAAGCAAGCAACAGTAGTAGCACCAGCAGCAACATTGTCAGCAGACGAATTGAAGGCGCTTATCGAAGGCGCAGTTACAGCGGCTGTAACGGCAGCTAAAGCTCCTAATGCAATAGAGCAGGCGCAGCTGGACCGAGCACAGCAGAAAGCTGAACAGGATAACCAGACGCGACTGGAGACGTCCGCAGAAATTAAGAAGCAAATGGAAGCCGATGCATTCCGCAAACAGACCTGTCAGCACGAAGGCGGCAAACCGAAGCATGCTCACACAGTATTCGTGAGCGACGAACTCGGTGGTTATGTTCTATGCCAGTTTTGCAGAGCAGTTATCCGTCCGGAATCACAATTGGTTCACTTCCCGAAGGACATACAGAAAAAGCGTTCGGATATCATTTTCAACACCGCGCTGTTCAACCGAGTATTTCAGCTCACCGACGCGTCAGGAACCTTCGCCTAATCTAGGTTTTTCCACATAGTGGAACGGTGCTCCGGCTCTCGGGTTCTCCGTAAAGGAACCCAACCACTTTACCTGCCTTGCAGTAACTCAGGAGGAATGATGTCAAACACGACCATAACGCTTCAGAGCGTCGCTAATTTTGTCTCTACACACGTAGACCTGATGCCTGTCGCAGGTGTGGCGGGGTATACGAACGAACCATTCCTTTCTATTGCAAATTCTGCAATCAGCGAAATTCTTTTGTCTCAAATCGACTGGCAGTTCAACCGCGTCGAGATGCCTTTTTTCGTAACCGCACAAAACAAACAGGACTACACAATTTCTGGAGCGTGTGCATTCACTCTCGGCAGCACTTCAACGGGTGCGAGTATCGGTCTGTCTTCAACCCCGTCTATATCCGTATCTGCTGGCGTGGTAACCGTCACGACCTTAGAGCCGCACCGCTTCTCAGCTGGTGATGTTGTTTATTTGTCCGGAGTCATTATGACCACGGGCGCGGCGAGCAAATACAACAGCACATTTACCGACAACGGCAGTTCCAGCGCATGGTCAGGAGGTTGGACGATTGCATCCGTTCCAACATCGACCACGTTTACGTTCGCAGCGACTTCTGGCCAGAACAACGCTGACGCTGGTGGCGCACCGGGAATCACAAATTTTGCATGGCTTGCTAGCGCTTCGATGGTTCAACTTTCCGACACGTCTAGTCCACAAGATAGCCGCACCCTTCAGGCGGTGAAAGAGCTTCAGCCGTGGAGTAAGGTTGCAAATCCAGAAAAAGTTGCGGTTGTTAAAGATAACGGCGACGGGACATTGAAGGTCCGTTTCCAATATGTTCCGGGAAGCACAATTTGGGTCGTAAATCTCGTGTATCAAGCCACGCCAATTGTGAAGACCGCGCTGAGTGATACGTGGTCACCGATTCCTGATAGCTACTCAAGTCTTATTCGACAGGCGACGATATATGCCTGTTACCGCTATCTAGGAAACCCAAAAGAAACAACCGAATACCAGAAATTTCAAGCGCTGCTTCAAAAAGCATCCGGCGCAGATGACAGAGAAACCAGTGAAGTGCACGTAGTTCCTGCAGAGTCTCTTGTTGACTCAGGTTGGTTCTAAGAATGTCAGCTATTTCTAGAAATCTAGAATCTTCGGGACTTTACATCAATCGTTGGGCTACGGGTCTTTACACGCAGCGCTCTCCGCTCTACGTCCCGGTCTCTGCGATGGGTCTGCAAACTATTTCGCGTCTCGATACCTTGTGGGACGGACTTAATGTAGAGATTTCTCCGTTGATGACGCCGGTTCGTCGTCCGGGGTATGGACTATATTGCTCGACAGCATTTGGAAGTTCCGATTATCCACTACAGTATTTCAGTTTTAAGAATTTGTCCGGAACTATCAAGAATTTGGTAGATACACCGACCAAGGTTGTTTCATTCACCACATCTACGCAAACGACAGTGTTCTCGAAGTCCGGTACCGCACAAGGCTCGTTCACCAAAGTTGCAAACACGGTTTATTACTGCGACGGAACAGATGCGGACCTAAAGAAGTGGGACCAGACCACAGTTTCAAAATGGGGCATTGCTAAGCCTGCGACCGCTCCTACATTGAGTTTCAGCGCTGGGGCTTTAAGTCCGACTAGTGGCTACACGTATTGCTACGTCTATAAGAACTCAAGTACGGGGCATATTTCAACCGCATCGCCTCGGTCTGCGAACACAGGCCCGCAGACAGCGAAGAATGTTGTTGTCAGTTATGTTGCGTCTTCAGATTCGCAGGTCGATAAGATTGACATTTACCGCAACAACGATGGCGGAAGTATCTTCTATTTTCTAGCAGAAGTTGCAAATGCAACATCAACCTACACCGATTCGACTGCAGACTCAGGTTTAAACAACGATTTGGTTGCGCCGTTGACCGGAAACGACCCTCCGCCGACCGGAATGTCGCTTGCTGTTTTCCATGAAGGCAGAATCTGGGGAGTAGTAGGAAATAAAGTGTATTTCGGCTCCGGTCCAGATGTTACGAACGGAGTCGGCGAAGAATCGTGGTATCTGCCAAATGTGTTTACGTTCCCGGGTCAGGTTACTGCGCTTGCAAGCACGTCTATCGGTTTAATTGTATTCACCAGTGCGGATGCATTCCTTATTACCGGCAGCAGTCTAGCTGACTTTCAGCATGGTTTGTGGCAGAAGAACTTCGGTGTTCAATCGCAGAACTGCGTCGCGCAAGATGGCGACACACTGTTCGTGTTTACATCTCGTGGTCAGTTATTCGAAATATCCGGCGGATTGGAAGAAATCGGCCAACCCATTCGAGCAAAGTTGCAAGCATTCACTCCGGGAAATGTCTATTTGGCGCTGCATCGTAGTGGTGAAGATGAAGGACTGTTTGTTTCAGATGGCGCGGCCAATGTCTATCGTTACTCGATTGCTATGCAGTCATGGTCTCCGGTAGCGACGCCTTCCGGTGGAATCAACTGTATACAGAGCATTGAAACATCGACTTCAACATGGTCATTGATGGCCGGACGACCGACCGGAAGCGGCAGAATTTTGTATCGTACTCCGGGAACGTTTCTAGATGATGGTTCAACTTATACAGGGTTCTTCACGGTCGGTAGTTTAATTATTGCGCCACCACGTAAGACCGCTCGTATCGAGAGCATTCTCACAGAAGTTATGCCTGTAGGAACCTACCCGACGGTTAGCGTTTTGTTGGGTGAGATTTCCGGCACATTTGTCGCACTTCCGAATCCTGTAAACGACCCGCCGCTGTTGGCTGCATCTACAACGGTTTTGATGAAAAGACATGATTTGAAAGCGGCCCAGACGCCGCTTCCCCAAGATGTCCGACATTTTCAAGTCCGATTCGATTGGATAGCAGAAAATTTCAAAAATGAAGTCCTTGGAATGGGCGTGAGCTAACGTAATGATTAATTTCACTGTCAACGAAACCGACACGAATGACACCATTCGCCGAGTCAACGAAATCCAGATAGGTAAAATATGGCGTCCTATCAAGACCGGCGGATTGAGTGTAGGTAAGAATGTTCGACAGAATAATCTTATCGTGAAGGCTACAACCTCAACCGCTCCGTCTACTGTTGTAAATCCGAGCGGAAAGAATGGAATCCCGAAGTCGTTGTTATCTGTTTCGGCGACTGAATCCCCAAGTAAGCAGCAAGACAGAACATACTCAGAAGTATCTGTAAGTTTCTCTCGTGACGGAAGCGACCCAAACTTCAGTACGGCTCGTGTGTGGTTCAAGGGTTATCAGGGGAATCCGAACGCGGTATTGATGGCAGACGGAAACCAATCGCCTATCACATTCTTATGCGAGAGCACCGGAGAGACGGTCGTTGTTACGGTTCAGCCCGTGTCGCCAACCGGACTAACAGCAGATTTGTCCTTTGCTTTGAGCACAACTGTTGCGCTAGACGGTGTTGTTAGCGCTCCACCGGCTCCGAGTATAAGTCAATCTCTGATTGGTACAGCATTAGGCTACCAGTTTAGTTTCAACCAAGTTGTGGTTGGTTCGACGCAGGATGTTATCGACAGCTACCGCGTTTATCGCAACACGATAAATGATAGCACGTCAGCGACATTCATTCGTACCTACAAACATGACCGAACAGCTTCCGGAGCTATCGTAGTATCAGACAACATCACAGAAGCGACCGCGAGCTATTACTATTATTGGGTGTCGGCAGTGAATACTGTCGGTTTGGAATCAACCAAGACTGCGGCACAAAGCAGTTCGATTATTGGGTCTATCGGTTCGGTTCCGCCATCACTTTCAACTCCGTTCAAAGTGGCGTTGACATCGACAACCGCCACGTTCACCACTAGTCCATCGTGTTTCTTTGCGCGTGCTGATGGAACAGTCACTCAGGTTGGTTCGACAACTCAAGCTGTCACCGGATTGACAGCGAATAACACCAGCTTTTATTTTCCGTACTGGCGTGAATCTGACCAATCTTTGCAGTGGCTGACCGACTCAGATGTGGTCATCCCGAGCATCACAGGAGCAACATTCACCGCTGGAAGCTCCCAATGGGTTCAGACTACGACTTCAGCATCTGTACCGGCAGCATTTAGCTTCGAAGTATGGGTAAAGGGAACAACGGCGGCTAATCAAGCGCTGTTGTCACACTCGAACGTTCAAGGCACTGGCGCACCGGGTGCAGTTAGAACGCAGGCTTACGTTACCAGCGCAGGCGAGGTTGTGTTTTCAATTTGGAACGGCGCATCATGGCAGACTTTAACAACATCAGGCGCTACTGTTCTTGACGGAAGCTGGCATCATATTTGTTGTACATATGTGAGCGGAACGACGAACATTTACGTCGATAGCGCAAATACCTCTGACGACGTTACGTTTTGGACGAAGACCGGCGTCGGCACAATTTCAAACACAGCGGGATACTGGCATATCGGCTTTGCAGCCGGTCTAGCCGGAGCACCGCTGACATCGAATACGTTCAATAGTTTTACGATGTCTCACGTCACGCTGTATTCATCGACCCTTACAGTCGGTCAGGTCGGTGCGCACTTCCAAGCGTTTGTGAATGTAAGTGAAGCGATGTACGGCTCTGAGGTTGTCTACGATTCAGCAACTAATTATTGGAAGCTGAACGAGACTAGTGGTACGAACGCAGCGGACTCAATCGGTTCAAATACTGGAACGTATCAGAATTCTCCAACGTTGAACCAAACATCGTTGGTTATCACGGTACAAGGTTCTCCTGCCATCGCATGGCCGTATATTACTTTGGTCGCGCTTCAACAAGTCAACTTGCGAGACCGTATCGACCTGTCTGGTGGTATCTCGGCAAAGACGCCTGCATCTGGAAGTAGTTCAGGTTCCGGTGGCGGCTCAAGCGGTGGATACACAGGTGGAAGCGGCGGTGGAATCGGCGGATGCTTCACTGGTGGAACTTTGGTTAAAACGCATCGCGGGCCGGTTGCTATCGATGAGATTGTCCCGGGCGATAAAGTTTTGACCGCGAGAGGGACTTGGAGGCAGGTTCTATTAGTCATCGGACATCCGGCAGAACCGAGAGTATTGCATCAGCTACCGGGCGGTGGGCTTGTTACTTATGGTCACCGCATTCTCGTTGACGGTCAGTGGGTCAATGCAGGAACGATATTCACGAAAACAATTAACACCAATCTTCCGGTCTACACGTTGACGGTTCTTTCTGGTGAGCCTGAATCACTCGGGCGCTCGCCGCGTTCTGAACATAGCTTCACTTTGGAAGACGGGACGATTGCGTCGAACGTCAGCAAATTCAGCAAGGATTGATAATGGCAGAAAATAAATACGATTCCGGTCATGTGATTGTTCCTGTGTTGCATCCTGACTCGGGAGAAGTTCATAACATCGCAGTCCCGCCAGATATTCCGGTTGCCGATTTGCACTCAGCTTTACTCGACGGCTATGCGCACCCAGAGCCTAGTCGAGAAGGAGCTGTAGAATTGTCGCCCGCATTTCGTAAAGCTGCTGCCGCTGCAAGCCAGATGGCGCAGATGGGTGAGATAAAAAGAAGTCAAAACGGCGGGGCAATCCGCAACACCGGAGAAGCCGGATTCGCAGCACGTAGAGACGGCTCTGTGTCCCCCGTTGTTTTTTCACCAGACCAAGAGTCTTCCAAAGGCACTATTTCTCAAGAAGTGTCATCCGGCGATTTAGGTATTTTCCATACGCACGACAGATATCACCAATCGGACCCGAGTGAGGCAGATAAAAATGCCGCAAAGAAAGCACACACTACTGTCTGGGTTGCTAGCAAAGACGGGCTTTATAGCGTAGACCCTTCAGGGCAGGTTACAAAAGTATTCACCAATCCGGATTGGGCTTCTTCAAAGAACCCGAAGTAATTCCCAATGAAACACGGAGAAAGGAATGAGCAGTAAGTTTCAAGGTAGAACCGCAGAACCTAAAGACGCACAGAACTATATTGACTGGCTCAAAGCCGCGTCACACATAAATTTGGTTTCTACAGAGTGTTACAGCTACCCAACTTGCAACACTATTGTGGTCGATAAAGATGATGAGCCTGTTTTAATGAACAGCTTTCATCTGGTGATTCAGATGGAGGCGCTAGCGCCTAAACCGGGTATCGAATCGAAGGATGAAGCTAGGGCGTTGAAAGAACTATACACAAGCATCCGCAACGTAGCGAAGGCAACCGGTGTTAGAGAAATCTTCTTTACCTGCGCCGACCCGAAGTTAATCGAATTCTTGGATAACCAAGAGAAGAACAACGAAAAGCGAAACAAGAAAGGGTTTAAGAGAGTTAAGACTTCGGTCTACAAATACGCAGTCGAAGTGGATGAAAAAGCAAGTGAGGCAGTATGAAGATTTATACAAAGATAGTATGGCAGATGACGGATACCATCGGTGAATACATCCCGGTGTACGAAGATTCTTTCGACTACGACGGCCCGGTTGCTCTATGTAAGGGCGACAATACAGCGAAGGCTGCGGAACAACAGCAACTAGCATTCAATACCCAGCTGATGTCCGTCTTCCAGCAACAGTTTGGGAAGCAATCGGCTGTGTTCGACTATTTGAAGTCGAAGATGCAGCCCATGATAGATAACCCAACCGGGCTATCGGCTGAAGGTCTCGCCGCTGCACGCACTAGCAACACCGACCAACTATCATCTGCTTATCAGAACGCTCAAAGAGCATTGAATGCAAAGATGTCGGCATCTGGCGAAAGCACGTTGCCATCCGGTGTCGGGGCGCAGTTGAACGAGGCTCTGTTGAATGCTGAGGCTGCTGATAAGGCAACCGGTCAGAACCAAATTACGATGCAAAACGAGCAGTTGAAGCAACAGAACTATTGGAACGCGGTTAACGCGTTGAACGGAGTCGCTGCTCAAGAAAATCCGCTCGGATATGCAAACTCTGCAACCGCAGGTAGTGGAGCGGTAGCAAATCTTTCTCAAGCAGTTACTGCAGCAAACGGTCCCGGATGGGGTCAAATTCTAGGTGGCGCAGTCGGCGGTGTCGTAGGCGCAGCCGGGTCAGCAGGCGGATTCGGTAAATTGTTCGGATGCTGGTTGGCCGCTGCAATTTGGGGTTCTCTGGACCCACGTACTTTGAAGGTGCGTGAATACATTCATGGAAAGTTTGCCGAGACATGGTACGGCAGCGCTATCTCCCGCTTGTATATGAAGCACGGGTTGTGGGCTTCTCAGCAACCCGTTCTAGTCAAGATTTTCACACCGGCATTCAAATTGGCGCTTCGTAGCGCACAAGAGGCAGCGTAAATGGATACGAACGGATTTGACGTATTAAGTAACGATGCAGGTAGTTCGGCACCGCCATCATTCATGGACTCGGGAGTATCTGCACCTGCGGATACCTCGGCTCCGGACTTGGGGAATCCTGCTTACGCGCCGAGTAACTTGTTGTCCGGTCAGTCTCCGCAACCTGCTGCACCGGCAGCGTCTGCTCCTGCTCCGACGCAGGCTCCTTCCCCTGCTTCGAATCAGCCTATATCGTGGCGCGACGTTCTCCGTGGCGCTCTCGCTGGTATGGCAGGTGCTTCGCAGCCGACCCGTGGACGCGGTGGATTCGCCGCTGGTGTTGGCATGGGTGCGGGCGCAGAACTTCAAGACCAAGCAAACCAGCAAGAATTCAAGTTGAAACAGCAACAGCAACAGTCAAATATCAAATTTCAAGATGCACAAGCTGCAAACTTGGCTGTCGAGACCGCTATCCGCGATAAGCAGCTGCATTCGATGGACCAGAAAGACCAAGATGCTCATAACGAGGCATCAGTATCGATGGTCGAGAGAATGAAAGCTTTAGGAATCACTCCGACAATCGTTGCTGATAATAACCACGGGGGTGCGGAAGTAAAGGCGGGTTTACAGCAGCTAACTCAATCTCACGGCGGTGTTCCTCCGATGTTCACAGTGAACGTTGGTGGACAGATTATCGGTTATGACTTGAACCAGCTTGCACAAACTCCACAAGGTCTAGCTGAAGTCAACCGTGTTCGTGCAATCACGAATCCCGGTTCTCCCGCTTTGACTGCTCAACAGTTCCAGCAGATGGACCCGAAGATGAGAAATGAGTTATTGAACAATTCGCTCGGTTTCAGCAACCCAATGCCGTCAGAAGACGCTTTGTTGGTTTACAAGAATTATCTTCAAACTGTGCAAGCACAGCCGGATTCACCAGACAAGACAGCGAATGTTGAGATGCTTCAAGGCATAACGACCCGCATGGAGTCTGCGTTGGATTCTGCGAAGGCTCGTGCAGATAAGCAGAAAGCTGACTCAATCGCAGCAACAGGACCGGCAGAAGCTAAGGTAGCAGGACAGAAGGCAGCAGCTACCGGCGAACTGCAAAAGAACATCGCGGAAGCGAACAAAGCAGACCGTGCGGATGGTCAAGGGAAGAACGCTGGCCAGATGATGGTCGGTAGTCTACCTGACGGGACCCAGATTGCAGGCACTGTCGATGAATTGAAATCAGTGGGAGTAACTACCGCTACCAAGCTACCGGCTTCTGAGCAATCGAAAGTCGTAATTGCTCGTCAGTTGATTTCACCTAATGGTCTAATTTCAAACGTCGAGAAGGACATCGCTGCATTTTCACCGGAAGAGCTATCCGCTATCGGCGCTCGTTGGAATGAATTTACAGCAGGAAAACTCGGCGCGGCGAGCGACCAGCGCTACACCGCTCTACGAACTGACACTAAGTTACTTAGCACCGCTTTGATGCAAGCACACGTCGGTTCGAAGGGTAGCGAACAAATTATGGAGCACTTCAGCAATCTTGCAGACGCAGGAAAGATGGACGGCGACACGTTGAAGACAGCTATCGCGACCGAAAAGCGTTACGTCACAGAAAAAGCGATGTTACCGAAAGGCACACCGGCAGGACAACCTGTGCAGCCGCAACAAACCAGTGGGCACAAAGTCGGCGACAAGATTGTACAAAACGGAAAAGCGTTCACGGTCACATCCGTTGACCAGAATGGCAAAGTGACAGGAGCAAACTAAATGGCTGACCAGAATCAGACGCCTGCATTCGACCCGAATGCACCATATCAGGCGGCACAGCCAGTAGTTGCGCAACCTGCACAATCATCTGGCTTTGACCCGAATGCTAGCTACTCGCCTGCTCCTAAGCCAGATACAGGAATTCTATCTGGTGTGAAGCGCAACACTGTTGGTGTAGTCCAAGGGCTTTATCACGCTTTAACGGACCCGGCAACGGAACAAGAGAAGCAAGATATCCTCGCGAAAATTCGTGAAGCTAATGCGAGTGGGAACGGACCTCAAGTTTCGGAAGACCTAGCTACAAACCCATCACACGGCACACTCGCGTTACACCGTTTGATTAACGCTCCGGCTGATGTTTTGGATAAGAAGGGCAAAGACGAAGTCGCCGTAGCTCAAGATTTGCTGAACCATCATCAATATTGGAAAGGTGCAAATCTTTATCTCAGCGGTCTTACTGACCGTGCTTTATCCAATGTCCCGCTTGCTGGTCCCGCTATCAATTCTATTGCGGAACGAGCGGAGGGTTCACTTATCCCAGCAATCGACAAGAAGGGAAACAGTATTCCAGTTGCTGATGTTCCAGCAGAACGTAAGGACCTCTCTGGCGCTGCAACCGACATCGGCTCATTGCTTGCGCTAGAAAATGCTCCGAAAATCGTCAAGGGCGCGAGCAATCTTGCTCGTGAAGCAACGCATATATTCGACCCGGGAACCAATACGATTTCTCCTATCGACACCACTGTAGCGAAGATTGCTGCCAAATCAGGTATTGCCGAAGGTGCCGCTGCGCCAACAACCGAAGCGGTTCAAGCTCCAATGCAAACTGGCATCCGTTCAGTTCTTTCTGACGCCGCTAAGGATGCAGGTGTGCCTGCTCCATCAGCTACATCGATTCGTTCGGTGGCTGAACAACTCGGTGATGCGACATATGCAAAGTCAAAAGCCGCATATCAAGCATTGGATGATGCGTCAGGTGGACGTTGGCAACGATTCGATGATTCCATCAAGAACATTTCAGACAAGATGGACGAAGTTGCCGGTGTCGATGATGAGAAGTTTGACCAGTTGGCTGCAAAGCGAACTGAAATCGAAACGAACCAGCAGAAGATGATTGACCAGCTTGTGTCGGACGGAAAGATTGACCCGAAGCTTGCTGACCAAGCTAAAGCCGACTACAAGACGTCACAGGCTTTGTATGACCTAGATACGCAAATCAAGGCTTCGACAAGCGGACGAGCAGGAATCGGAAACGGCGTTGAGACAGTCAATCCAAAATCGCTATCGACTCGACTGAACAAATTGTATGACAGCGGAAGATTGCAACAAGCGGTTGGTGAAGACCGAGCAGCGCAACTATTGACCCATGCCGACACGGCTCAACAATTGAGCGAGTTAGGCCCAACCGGTCAGAAGGCATTGCAGGAATTAATCGCTGGCAGCACAAAACAAGGACGCGTGTTCGGCACTAACACCAGCTTTTTTGATGCTTTGGATAAGTTCAATAAGATGGCACCGGAGGAGCGTACCGCGCAGTTTGGCTCAGATGCTGCCGCTGTTAGAAACTTTCTGAAGACTCAAGCACGCAATCAATTCATTAAGAAATTGGTTGTAGGTGGTGCAGGTAGTGCCGCTGCGCTTGCAATCGGTAAACAGATAGGCATCAACCACGCTGTTTTACACGCGCTGCTTTAATCCTGACGACGAAGTATTGAAGCAAATCCACAATAACAATTTTGGTCGGGTGTGGAAACGCGCCTAAGTGTTTGGAGAGTTATGACTACACCGAGTAAAAACTCGCACGAAAAATGGGATGCATCAGCGGGACAGGACGACTTTCTCCAAATTGCTAAGAACGGCGGTCCTGTTCTGGGCGGTATCGGCCCATCAGGCGTGCCATACGGGACATTGGCGACAAGCGGAAGTGGCTCTTCAGCCTTCGACGCTATCACAGGTGGCATAAACACGTCTGCCGCGATGGTTATCGGTTCAGGTGCAAGTTTGTCCGCATCTGGTAGCGGTACAATTGCAGCAACATCAGTTCCAGCATCGGGAATCGGCGCAGGCACTAACAACAACGCTCTTGTCATTGGTACAGGCGGCTCAGTATCAACCTCCGGCAGCGGTATGATTGCCGCAACAAGCACGCCGTTCTCAGGGGTAAGTGCCGGAACAAATACCGGCGCGTTAACTATCGGTACGGGCGGCTTGCTTCAAACTAGTGGCAGCGGACAGATTCTGGCATCGAACGGTATCACACTGGTTTCGTCCATCCCGGCAACATGTACGCCGGGTTCGACTCCCATGATTCAGTTGACGACGACTCCGTTCGGTTTGTACACATGCACAGGAACAAACGTTTGGTCTCGTTCGTCAGCCCCTAACAACGTCATTGACCCAACTGCGTTTGGAGCAAAGTTTGACGGCAAGGTGTTTTACGGAAATAATTCTTCGATTGTCATTACATCTGGTAGTCCGACCGTAACTTGTAATAACTGCAATTTCACTGCGGCTGACGTAGGAAAACAATTCACGGCGTCGTCAGGTGGTGTCGGCGGTGTCGCGGCATCATACCAAGGGGTCTTCGCGATTCCGAATTCACCAACCACAATTTTAGCGGTGAATTCAGCAACCAGTATCACTATCAGTAGAAATGCTACCGTGTCATGCACTACGGGTTGTGAAATCGCGTACGCGACGAACGACGATGCTGCTTTAGATGCTGCGGAAGCTGCGTGGCAGGCGCTACCTGTTTGCGGCACTATCGTTCTTCCCGCAGGAACCACAGCGGTATTGAAGGGGCACTTCAACAACCCCGGAACTGCCTGTCTAAATCAAACCACTAGCATTGACTATAACGCGTTGATTTACGGACAAGGACAAGGTTCAACCCAAATCGGTTTGTTCGCAGGTTTTGATTCTACAACTTGCACCGGAGGAGGAGGGGACGTTTGTTTCTTTGGGTACAACCAAGCAGTTGTTAACAACTTGGCCTTCAATGGTTTCGGAGCAGGAAATACAGGTTTCGGTTCGGCTAAAAAGTTGCTAGGGCCGGGTTTGGGTTCACAGATAAGCGATGTAGCATGCAATGCATTTGGCGGCTCTGATGCAAACTTAATCGGATTTTCTTTCAACGGACTTGGCGTCCGCGCAAAATTCTTGAGTATAGATGGATGCGGAAAGGTAGGCGCTGCCGTAAACAGCGGAATTTGCAAATGCTTCTATTGCTTTTTTGGAGATACTTTAGGGCCGAATCTATCTATATCAAATAGCGCAGAATTTAACGACTACGGTTCTGATTACGGCTTATCAGGCGGAACAATTGTCATCGACAACGCAGGAATATATCGCGGATTCGGAACTAATTTGTTTGGCTGCGGAGCTACGAATTCAACGGCTATCTACATGGGCAATGCAGGAGCAGGCGGCAGAACTTATTTAAATAATTCTAAGTTCAATTGCGCCTCAACCACGAGTAACGGCGTTTTCATGAACAACGCTGGGCAAAAGCTTTATTTAACTGGTGGGACAATTATCGGCGGAACAACAGCCGCTATTAGTCGAAGTGCGGGAACTGTGTTCACAAGTCCGGATACGGTTTTTGCAAACGGCTCAATTACCAGCTTAGCTCCGGCGTGCACCTTCTCTACAGGGGGAGGAACATCTCCATCTTGTGCTTTGCAAGCAGGAAGTACAAACGAAGAAGGCGTCATTATTGCAACCACCGGAACGGGTTCACCCGGTTCGACTGGTACGTTGACGCTTACGTTTGCAGGGACTTACGCAGGTCCGTCAAACGCAGCGCCGTCTTGCACCTACACGCTGGACGACAGCGGAACAGCATGGGGCGACGGGGCGATAGTTAAAGCTTTGACCCAATCAACTACCGCGCCAACTATCGCGTGGAGCAACTACGCTAATTCAAGCGGTGTAGCAACTTTGGCGACCTTGGCTACCTCGTCGCCTTTTAGAATCGGCTACAACTGCACGGCACGATAAAAACGAAACAATGATTACCTTACAAAACAGAATGTGTGACGTGTGTCGATTGCTTGATTACGACACTGAGAAAAAACTCTGCTCTTACTGTTCTCTCTGCGATGCATGGATATGCGAAGCAGATTCGAATAAGTGGGGACGACGAATCAAAGCAGCCTTGAAACGCAAGACAGAAGTCGGCTATCAAGGCTTGCCGAATTACGATGAAATAGCGATGAATCAAAAGGGGATGAAATGATTGAACGTGAACAAATAATTACCTATCTGTTGCAGCGATGCGACGCCTTAAACAAGGTTGTTGAAGACCTTCAAAAGAAGGTCGCTGAGCAACAGAAAGAAATCAATTTAAGAAACGAAGATAACCAGAAGTAAGCAGAGGATAAGATGGCGATAGCATTCGTACAAGCGGCAAATTCAGTAGCGGGAAGCGCTGCCAGTTTAGCGTTAGCCTTCGGTAGCAACAATACCGCAGGAAACATGCTTTTGCTGACTACTCGGTCTTCTACAGGCAATCCGGTCATCTCCGTCACAGATTCAAACGGAAATGATTGGCAGAAGATTTCTACGTTTAGTAATAGCACATCTAGCGTAGCCTTATTTTATGCACCTAATTGTAAAGCTGGCGCTAATACGGTTACTTTGTTTCGAGTTGCATCAACTGGGAACATTTCTATGGTTATCATGGAGTACAGCGGCGTAAACACGCTGGACCAATCGGCAACCGCTGGACCAACCACGAGTAACTCATTTTCTTCTGGTAACATAACAACTACCCAAGCGAATGAGCTTTTGATTGGTTATGGAGCAAACGAAACTTCTAACGGCTTGACTATTACTCCGACCAACAGCTTTACGTTGCAAACAAATGCATCGAACAGCGGCAACAGTTTTTTAATCGACCGAGTTGTCTCATCTACCGGAACATTCGCAGCAACAACTGGGTTTAGTTCAAGCGTAAACTGGGCTGGTGGTATCGCCACGTTCTACAACGACCCGAACTTCCCCGGACAAAGTAGCGGTTTCGTTCAATCGAAGAACGGAACGTCTTCGGTGGGAGCTTCGGTAGCTCTTGCTTATCCATCTAACAATACTGCTGGAAATCTTCTTGTTGCAATTTGTCGATATAATAATGGAACTTCTCCTACGATTACAGATACGGCGGGAAATTCATGGCAAACAGCCGTTTCTTTTACTAACGGTGCGTCTCTTGTTGGTGTGTTTTACGTATTGTCGGCAATTGCTGGAGCAAATACTGTAACATTCAATGCGACAGGTGCTTCAAGGTCAGAACAAGCCGTTGTCTTAGAATACGCCGTCAAGGCCGCCTTCGACCAAGAAGTTCACGCCAGTGGATCGAGCGTATTCCCAACTTCTGCGGCGATTACAACAACTCCCGCGTTTGAACTGGCAATCAACTACGTTGAGAATGAGTCAGCTAACAGCATATCTGCAGCACCGTTTCTCGGATACATTCAAAGAGATAACGCAAACGGGAACGTTTTTGTAGCGGACAGAGTTATTCCGGCAGGAACGTACACCAACATATACGGTTACGGAAATAGCGCGAACGTATCATGGGGCACAGGCATCGTTGCCTTCAAGATTGCGTTCGGAATTTCTGGTAGCGCAGGCACGCCGGGAGCAAACGTCGCTTGGACAGGCGGAGCGTCTGCAAACGGTTCGGTAGTTTCAGATGGGTCAGGAAATTACAATACAGGTGAAGTCCTTCTCAACAGCGCGTACACCATCACGCCGACCAAGACTGCGTTCACATTCTCTCCGGTTAACTCGTCTCAAACGGTAGCCGGTGCGGATATTTCAGGTGTTAACTTCACTGCGACAAACACAAAGGTTGCGACCCCGACGTTTAGTCCGGTAGCAGGAACATACAGCAGCACCCAGTCGGTTACGGTGTCTAGTACGGATTCCGGTCTCTCTGGTTTTGCGATGTACTACACAACCGACGGGTCAACTCCGACGACGGGTTCGACTCCGGTTAGCGGAGCAATCTCCGTCAGCGTATCGGAAACACTCAAAGTCTTGGCTGTTGCTACCGGTTATGCCAACAGCAACGTCGCATCTGCCGGTTACACAATCAGCAGCTCGGTAGTGACAGCAACTAACGCCGACGGCCCAACAATCAACGCTTTATTCCCAGTGCTTGCGGCTCGTATCCGCATCGCAATGGCAGCTCGAAATAAGTAATTTAGGAGATTTGAATCATGGCATCAACAGCAGCAATCTGCGACAGCTATAAGCAAGAAATTTTGCAAGGAATCCACTTGTCTTCGGACACGTACAAGATTGCTTTGTACAATCCGGGAACGCTGGATAAGACCACGACCGCGTATACCGCGACCGGCGAAGTGTCCGGTACCGGGTATACAGCCGGTGGACTAACCCTGTCCGGTTTCACGACTGGTTTGAGTGGCGACACTGCGTATATCGATTGGACGACTGACCCTCAGTGGACATCGGCGACGATTACCGCATCAACCGCGTTGATTTACAACTCATCACGCTCCAATAAGGCGGTCTGCGTTCTGACATTTACTCAGACCAGTTCTACCGCAGGAACGTGGACGTTAGTTCTACCAGCGGCAGGCGCATCAGCAACAGTCACATTGAGCTAACAGGAGCGATATGGCAATCGCTCTTGTCCAATCTAAGGTTGGCGGAAACGGCTCGGGTCCGACATCTGCTACGTCGAACGCAGTTGGCTACAACGCCACGACCACGGCGGGAAATCTACTGGTGTGCGTTGTCTCTGCTCAAGACGATGTTGACATTCCGGCAATCTCTACTCCTGTAACGACCGGTTTCACATGGAGTTTGCTTAACACCGCAACCTATCAAGACGTTGGGAATAGTCTTTACGGAAGAGTCTCTCACTATTACATCGCAAACGCAGGAGCGATGTCGGCTACGACTAGGGTTACCGCTACCCAAAATCGCGCCACATTTATACAGGTCGAATTTGCGTTGTATGAGTTCTCCGGAGTTGCGCAAACAACCCCGCTGGACATCAGTGCTACGTCTTCTAATGGTTCTAGTTCTGTTCCTAGCACGGCAAACCTATCAACCACGGCTACCGACCTTATTTTTGTAAGCATGGCTACCAGTTCCTTATCAGCGGGCAGCGCTGGCAGCGGCTTTACTCTCGGAGTATCGGCACCGGCAATCGAATCATGGCAGAGTCAATACATCCTGAATCAATCATCCGGCTCAATTGCAACAGCATTCGGTACGAGCAAACCGCATTGGGGTTGTGCAGCAGTTTCGCTTAAATCAGCAGCTAGTGGAAACGCATCGGTCTCTGTCACCGGTGTGACCTTCGCAAGCGCTGTCGGTTCTGCAAGCGGGACCGGCACAGCGACAGTTAGTGTTTCCGGTGTATCGGGCACATCTGCGGTCGGTACTGCCACGGTGACGACGGGTCAATCGGTAACTACAACCGGAGTTTCGATGACTGCATCGGTTGGCGTGGCATTTGCGACTTCAAGCGGTGCAACGGTAGCAACATCAGGGGTATCGATGTCGGCAGCGGTTCATGCGCCTTCGCCGACCGGAATAGGGGTAGTCGCTGTAATCGGAGTATCGATAACCGCGTCAGTCGGAACAACAACTGTAGATGCAACTTCTCCCCGTCTAAGTTTTTCAAGTTTAACTTTTCACAATTCAATGAACATGTCTCCACTAGTTGCTTCAAACCGCATGCAGATGGCGGTATCAGCAGCAAACAGGATGGCGGTTGGCGGATTCTCCGTCGGGCAGGATTAAATGGCGTATTCAATTATCAATACAGGTACGGACGGGACTATTTCCGTCACAGGATTGGTTCTAGAACCGGCTGGGACAACGGTTACGGGTGCTACGGTTCTCGGCACTCTGCGTGATGTCAACAACGCTGTTGTCACCAACTGGAATGGAGTCAGCTTGTCGGACCAAGGTGGCGGGACTTATACATTCAACTTTTCGGCAGCAAACGTTCCGCCGGTCGGGGATTATTTCTTCACCGTTGTTGTAACCAAGTCTGGGTTAACGCTGACGGTCGAGCACGACGTAATCGTTCAAGTTTTGTCTGCGTAAGATGCAGACCGTAAAACTTGCTGGTGGGATTGGAAACCAGTGCTTTCAATTTGCATTTGGTAGAGCGCTGCAACATCGTGGACAACAGGTCCAGTTCAAGTTCGAAGACTCTGTTCGTCCGTATTCGCTTGACCAGTTTAACGTCAACATCTCGCTAACCAGCCAACTGTACGGTCCTATCAGAGAATTCAGAGAGAAGACTTTTGCATTCGATTCTGATGCGTTAGAGCAGTCGGATGGAACATTCTTCAACGGCTGTTGGCAGGCTGAAAGATATTTCCACGATATCAGTGCAAAACTTCGGGCAGAACTAACTTTGAAAAACATTTCGACCAAAGTTAGTGAAATGGGTTCAAGTTTGCAATCGACCGAAACAGTGTTTTTGCATGTCCGTCGTGGTGATTATCTGCAACAACCGTTCACTGATTATCACGGATTGATGGGGCTGGATTACTACGAGCGTGCGGTGCAACACATCATAAGCCGAGTAGCAAATCCAAGATTTATCGTGTTCTCCGATGATGCGGAATGGTGCAAACAGAATCTTCCATATGAAGTCGTGACCGGCTTTGCAGCGCATGAAGACCTGTACTTGATGTCTCGGTGCAAGCACGCGGTGATAGCTAACTCAACTTTTTCGTGGTGGTCGGCTTGGTTGGGCGACGAACAACCAGACCGAATTGTCATCGCTCCTAGCAGATGGTTTGCAGGAGCAAAATTAGATACATCAGAAATAATTCCTAAACGGTGGGCAACAATATGAACCTCTTTACAAAAATAACCTCAATGCTGCAAGGGCGACACACCGCGTTTATATCTGCTTTCTTCGTGGTGGGGCACGTCCTCCATTGGTACCACCGTCTCGATTCGACCTATATCGCTTTTATGGGAACGTTGATGGGATTTGTGCTCGGGCATTCGGTTAAGGAAGCTATGTTGCCGGAGCAGGACAAGACCGATGAAAGCAAACCTAGCGGAGCGTAAATGTCCTATTTGCGGACGACGGTTGCAAAAAGAAGTACACGACGATAAATCTAAGAAATGCGAATGTGGATGGACTTGGAAATGAAAATAGCCCCGGAGCCTATTAAGGTTTCCGGGGTTTTTGTTTGTTCAGTGTGATAAAGTCTGCGGGATTACGGAGGATAAATGGACATCGTAAGCAGTTTGCGTAAGGAAGAGTCGAAATTGAGTCAGCAACTTGAAACAATCCGAACAGCCATAAAAATGCTCGGCGGAAAAGCCAGCCCGACCAAGAGAACGAAAAGAAAGCTATCAGCAGCTTCGCGTGCCAAGATTGCAGCGGCACAGAGGAAGCGGTGGGCTAAAGTTCGAAAAGCGCAGCCGTGAAAAAAGCTACAAAAGAAAATTGGTCTTTAGTTTTGTCTGCCATCGCTATTATCGGCATGGTCTTGTTCTGGTGGATTGAACACGACCGAGGAGACGTTAAGTCGATTGTTAAAAATGAAGTCAACGACCAACTCTCACCTATAAACAACAAACTGTCGCAGCTCGAATCGAACATCTCTGAGTTGACGGGCGAATTGAAAATATTACGTCCGCTTGTATTGCAAAGAATTGCGTCACTGCCTCAATCTCAGTTTCCACAGGCTGTCCCCGCGCTTTACAAAACTTTGCAAACCATCCGAAACGACCAAATCTTCGCTGAGCCAGCTGTGTTGCACTCAATTTCCTCAAAGCTTCTTATGACGGATAAATCGACTGAGAAGTATTGGCCAACCACGGCAGAATTTATCAATTACAAATCTGAAGCTTATGTTGCCAATTTAGCGTGGCTACGCCAAGACTTTCCACTATGCCGAGACACATCTCCCAAAGCCCCTCTTATTCTCTCTGTTCCTACGCCGAAGTCCTTTACGATGTTGCCACGATTAATAAGACTCTGAATTCCGTCTCGCCCTTGATTACGTTTCGGAAGTGCGTTGTCTCATATGATGGAGGAGAAATCGGAATCGTGATTTATCGCGATGCAAATACTCATGAGCCTGTAAGCTCTCTACACTTCGAATCTGTCTTGTTTGACTTTAAGGTGCTCGACAACCCACCGGAATCTGGACAGAAAATGCTAAAGGTACTTTTGACTGACAAGGACTTTGTCATCAAATTCACGCCACCACTTAAGTTGCACGTTGTTTCGCCCGAAAAAACTCACTAGTGTCTCCGACCTTTGTACTTTATGAACATTAAGAGTGCGCCCGGAAACCTTCTGACCCGTAGGTGACTGAAACCACACGAGTTAGATTTTATATCTGCTGGCTACGAACCAGAAGGTCGGGAGTTCGAATCTCTCAGGGCGCGCCACTTTAACCCGGGTCCGGCCTAGCTTTCCTTTTCCATCGCTTTCCGCATCATCTCCAGTGCCGCCACGTAGTACGGTTTCAGAAACTCCACTGCCTCTTCCGGACTCTTCGAGGCCTGCTGCCCCAGAAGTCCCTGGAGGTGGCCGTCTTTCAGGAATATCGTTTGCACCAAGATCGCTGCTCCGGTTGAATCGCCTGTTTGCATAAAACTGCCTCCATTTGGTGCAATTGCAAGTCTACCACCACCTAATGCGTCAGATGTGCCGCCGGGCAGCACCGTCGTTCGCCAGAATCTCAACGAAAATTCGTTCAGAAATCTGGAGAATTGCGCCGCGAATGCCTCATAATGGAAGCAGGGCTGACCACCATGCAAGAGACGCTGATCGAATGTAAGAGTAAACGCGACAAACTGAAGGCCAAACGGGACCTCCTCTTCGAACGCTACCTGAAGAGTCCTCAAGATAGCCGAATGGCGCTCGAGATCAAGAAGATTGACGATGAGATCGCAGAGTGCACTGATCGTCTGCGGTACACCAAAGCTCGTTAAACGCTTGGGCGCGACGATTCTCTCGCCAGCTATGTCCGCTTGTGCACGCCTTTTTTGAAATTGGAAAGCATGTTGTCGCACGTACGCATTGCGAACGCCACGATCGGCATCGTTGTAGTTTTGTCCGTCGAGCTTGGAAAAATGCTGGCGTCGCAAATATAGACGTTCTTCACGTCGTGCGCCTGAGCCCAT